CACTAATATAATATCTAGTTAACACTATTGGTAAAAAAACATTAATACATAAATTATAATTACAATCAATAATTAATTGTAAAAAAAAATGACGACATTGATATATCGTCGTTCAGTAATGAACAATATAATGCTAAATTATAAATATCCGGAACATCAACAAAAGTATCAAGACCATCATCACATGCACCGTTTGAAATAGTATTTATGCATAATTTCATAAATTTATCATATGTCATTGAATTATTTTATATAAATATTTAACACATAACGAAAAAGGTGTATTGTGTTGCATATCAAATTCTAAAATGTATGACTTATGAAAATTATTTAGTAGTATTTGTAATGAACGTTTGTACTTCAACAAACTAGGTGTTGATGCAAATGCATTCATTATAGAAGCAAAATCATCATAATTATCAATCTTTGTTCCAGTTAATAGTGCGTACACTAGACTTGAACTGTGTTTTGTACGATATTTACACATATCTTCAACCTCAATGTCACTCATCCTCTTCTTTCTTAGAATATCAATAAATGTAAAGTGAAATTTATCATTTTTTTGTGGTGATGAGGCTCCAAATGTTTCGCAATTTTTGAAGATAAAACTATAGATGATATGAGGTTTTTGACAGATTAAAAGAATATTCTAAAAAATGCGAAGCAGGGGGGCTATGGTGGACTTGTCCACACAAAAATTGAAAAATAATTATTTTGGGTTGGAGGACAGCTTGGTGGACAGCTTAGGAACATTCTGGTTGGGGACAGCTGTCTCCCATAGCCCCCTCGCTTAGGAACATTCTGGTTGGGTCGGGGGACAGCTGTCCCCACAAGGGGGGTCATGGGGGACGGCAGTCCCCCAAAAAAAATGATTAAAAATAAAAAAATCATTGAATAAACAAACAATAGATAAGCATGACAGAGTCTGACATTAAGACAGAAGAGGAATATATGTTTGATGATATTATTGAATCTGGTTGTAATATTGGAAAACTTTTGAAATTGCTTAATGAACATATTGATAATGTAAAGCGACAGTCTTCGTCTCATGGAAAGCAGAGTATTACTAGGTCTCAAGCGATTTTTAAATGCACTCAAAATACTCTCACTGGTGATGAAATCCATTCATTGAATCCTGATATTTACACAAACATATTGTTAAATGTTCCTATGGCATTTGATATGCTTATTAATTTCATAAAGAACAGACCAGATGATACTACAATTACATGTTCAGAGATATTGAGTAGTAGGATCATCCGGTCTGTCTATCAACAGCCACACAATCTAGATTGTGATGATTTTTATGATGTTCTATTTACATCATTGCCACTTGGTACTGAACCACCAACTGATTGTGATCGAAAAGTTCTTAAAAGATGGATTGACACGTCTGGATATGTGCCATCAAAAGAGAAACTTGAAGAGATGCGTTATTTGAATGCCTACACATATTTGTATCTGCAACGTTTAAATAATTTGAATGATGTTCCAACAGATCTATATATGCAAATGCTTAAAAGTCCTGATGAGGATTTCAAGGATCTTTCTGGAAGAAATGTTATTGATTATGTGTTGAGTTATTTTAATGCATTTATGTTGCCAGATAATGCTACAATTTTGGCTCAAATGCCAAATGTTGGAGTTGCGTTTGGTACTACTGAGCGAGCACTTCAATTCTTGAAGGACGTTTACAGGAACAGAGCTCTTAAAGAAAACGCTTTTTATCAACAATATAGTGAAGATCTACCAAGAGCTATTACAACATATACATTCTTTCGTATTAAGAATAAGCAATAAGCAATAAGCAATAAATATCTGATTGATATATTTAGTTGAAATTTATAAAATCTTTGTATTATAAGAACATGTCCCAAACAAAACCAGCATGCTCCTAAGCAAGGGGGCTATGGGGGACGGAACGTCCCCCAACCAAAACCAGCATGCTCCTAAGCAAGGGGGCTATGGGGGACGGAACGTCCCCCAACCAAAACCAGAATGCTCCTAAGCAAGGGGGCTATGGAGGACAGCTGTCCCCCAACCAAAACCAGAATGCTCCTAAGCGAGGGGGCTATGGGGGACGTTCCGTCCCCCACACATAAAAAATATATTAGTAAAGATAACATATTAATTAAACATATTAAATAGAGGGCTATGTCTATGTCTTCACAAAATCCAACAAGTTCTCAAAAGGTGAAATTACAATCTGATATAGAGAATCATCTTGATAAAAAAGAGCATTTAGAAATCCTTGTTAATATTCTAAATAAGATGGATACAACAATATATAATACAATGAATTCATTAACTGTTTTTGATCTTAATGATTTGCCTCCAAAAACTTTTTGGGAATTATATGAATATGTTGATTTGACATTAAAAAATAAGAAGCGTTTCAATGAAGTAGATAAATGTGCTGTTGAACATGCCGAAGCTATGGCTGTTCTTGATAAGAAATTACAACATAATAATTCTGGCAGTAGTACTTCTACCATTGCAGGAAATTCTACCATTGCAGGAAATTCTGGCGAATATTTAGTAAATCAATCAGAATATGATAAATTACGTAATGATGCATTCATATCGAATGCTTATATTAAAAATTACATGAATGTTAAGCCATGTTCTTGATTTATCAAATAATCATAATTAATATAATGACAAAGAATAATGACAAAGAATAATACAATTACAAATACTATAATAAATCAATGTCTTGACCTTTTATCTTTAGAAAATAAAATACTTAAAGAAAAAATTATAGATCCTCTTGTAGTTTATTTCAAACAGAAATTATTATGGGTTTATCTAGCCATAACAATATTATTATCTATTATAATTCTTGTTTGTGTAGTAATTATTTTTAAACTTCGTCGTATAGACATGTTAGTTTCTACTATAAGTTTAAAATTACAAGGTATTTAGTATTCTTTTTCTCCAGAAAATATATACACACATAAATATGTTGGCTACATTGAAGAAACTTTTTGCTCCTCTTGGATATGCTGGAGAAGTTCACAGAGATAATCAAGCAATGAAGGGAGGCGCTCCATCAAACGTTTCCGTCTATGTTGGATACTTGCTTAACATTGCAGTGTCATGCTTTTGTGTGTACCTCTCATGGAATTGCTCAGTCAAAGATAGTATGCCAGCACGTATTCTTTTGGCCATAGTTGCATTCCTTTTTGGTTATTTGTATCTTATTTATTACGGAATTTATCATTCTCTTCTAAAGAATGCATGCTAAGTGCTTTAGGCTTATTAGAATTATCAGACTTATTATTAAATAAGAGTGAATTCTTCAACTCTGTAATAGTATCAATGTCATCCATATCTTCAGCTTCAATAATTTTATTATTATGTGTCTTTGGTGAAATCAATTGCATGAAGTTATCGAAATTTGGTGATTGTAATATAGACATAAACTTATTTCTAACTTCTCTGTTTATGGCTCCGTATAATTCTGATAATGATGTATATTTGTATTCATCTACTTCATTTGTTTCACAATCTTCGTTATCACTAAAAATAGTATCTTCCATGCTTTGTATTTTCTTTGTATTTTCTTTGTATTTTCTTTGTATTTTTCTTTTTGTGTTATTTTTTCTTTGTGTTATTTTTCTCTTTGTATTATTTTTTTCTTTGTATTTTTCTTTGTAACATTATATAGTATGACCACACTATATAATCATAAAGATGTTTTAACATATTTTAATGATCAAAATAATGTTGATTATGTAAACATGATCAAATATGATAAACATAAACACAAATATCACCTTCTTGGTGATTTAATAATCACTGACACAAATAGTGTAACAATTCAGCTTAATGAATGCCAAGTGTTTGATGGACATGGACATATTATAACACATAATCTTGATAAAGATGGATTATTTATATCTCAGTCGACACAGATGACAACTGTTAAGAATCTTGTTGTTCTTTATAAATCTCTAAGTAATGTACTGGGAGGTTGTGGAGGTATTTTTGCTCAAAATAGTGTAAACTTTAATGTCATACATTGTAAAAATTTATCTTTAATTAACCAATATTGTGGTGGTATTTGTGGTCAAAACTGTTCTAATTTTTAATAATTTTATTTAATATTTTTTTCAGGAGAGAGAGAGTATTCAAGAGTATTCAAGAGTATTCAAGCGTCAATCGATTTCTTCCTAGCATTTAGAATTAGTGCAGTTTTACCAGCACCACTCGACAAGTTATCTCTACGTTTTTGGTTAGGAGTGCTTGGATCTCTCTGTATTTGTTCATTACCAGAGTTTTCTGCCGAGTTATCTGTAGTAACATATTGTAAATCAATAATAGATGTACGTCTTTCTCTCTTTGAATTTCTATAAGTTTTAAATGCTAAATTCTTATGAATAACAGAATTAGGATTCACTTTAATGATATCAGCAATTGATCCAGTTAGTATTGCATTATGTTCGCCGTCACTTAAATTATTTAATAATCTCATTAAATGCATTGTTTTATCTTCAACGATTTCATAGATTTTTTTTGGAAATTGTGAGAATTCCATTTTTGATTTAATAAATTCACTATTGTGTTTTCTATTACTAAATGTTGTAATTTGTGTAATAAATTTATCAAGATCAATGAATTTAAGTAATTGATCTGTTTCTAGATCAGCCAACACAATATTGTTAGTATATATTTTTTGAGCTTCGAGAAGCAATTCAACCATATAATTTTCATAATCATCAACAAGTTTTGTGTATTCTGATAGTATTGCTAATGTTTTTTTAATATCTCGGTTTTCTTTTGTTTCTCTCTGTTGATCTCTTTCTTGTTTAAGAATATGCTTATTTTCCATTCTGTCTTTTTTTTCCATTGTGTCCTTCTTTTCCATATCTCTTGTGTCCTTCTTTTCCATTACGTCCTTCTTTTCTGTTACGTCTTTTTTTTCCGTTACGTCTATCATATTGCCATTATTCATATTTTCTGATTGATCTTCTGATAATCTGTTTGGAGTAGTATTTAATTGATCTTCTGCAATTGCAATAATGCTTTCTACATTAAAATCATTAATGTTAATGTTATCTCTTTCTTCAGCAAAAAATCCAAACATTGTATCTTTTAATTTTGATGGACTTATGTTATATGGAGTATTTGATATGCTAACTGGCTGATCACCTGATCCCAAATCGACACTATTTTTTGAGGATAGAGAAAAGTTACCAGTAGAAAACTTTTCCCATGTTTCATATCGTGCTTTATATCGTAATATTGTAATGTAGAGAGGAAAATAAAACTTAGTAATTTGTTCTTTAATTTTATCAAGAAGCAATTGACGTTTTTCTTCCATATGATGCAACTTTTCAATAGAATGTTTTTCCCATTGACCTCTTATGAACCATGTTATAGCACCAACAAGTGGACTTAATATTATTGGTAATACTACAGCTAAAATTACAGTAATATCAACTGTACTACTACTGCTACTAGTATTGTCTACAACAGGACTAGATGTTGTCTGTGGAACAGATGTACTACTAATAGTAGTAGATATAGAAGACATTCTCCACTATTTCTTGAACTTTTGATTTTCTTATCAAAAGATAATAAATTTAATAAATAATTTTTTTAGTTTAAATAGGTATCATTTATATACGACCTTATATATATTATTTATTTCTTTTTGGCCATTATTCGTGGTTTTTGATCTTCAATTAAATTCTTAATTGTATTGATATCTGATTCTTGATGATTAATATCTTGTAATCTTTTTATTGATAATGCATTTGTTAAAATAGGAAAATTATTTACTTTTCTCCATGTTAAAGTACCTAATAACATTTTCGCAACAACCGCACACAATGCATTTCCATAACTGACTGTAGGGCATGAAATATGTAACTCTTTTGCAACATCATCGTAATATATATTACCGCATAATTGTGAAATTACTCTCCATTCGTCAAATTTAATCTTTATTCCGTAAACAACATTCATGATATTATTATGAGGAAATGGAAAATTATTAATTTGAACAACATCTCTAAGTTCTATACGACAATATATATCTTTTTTTAGCCAAATTGCAATACCTCCATAACCATCTTTAAACAGATCAGGTGGTCCATACAATTCGACAAGATCATTATATTTTTGTAATGATGATTGGAAATAATATCCAAAAGACGTTGTATTAGCCCACTTAGGCTCAATAGTTCCTGTTAATAACGGGGAATAATTAGCCATATTCGCTGTAGATCCTATATCATAATTACTCATTTCTATATAGATATATTTCTAGTATAGAAATACAAAGTGTACCTTTTTTACTTCTTTCGTTTTATATCACTGAAAAAGAGTCTTTTTGATAGAAAAAAAAATGATCAAAAATTAGGCTGAGGATCAAAAATCTTTCTAAATAGTGTCTGTAACCAAAGATGGCTGACATCAACGTTGACAATGTTTTCTTCGAGTGCTTTATTGATCGTATCAATGAGGCAATTGAGAAGGCGACAACTGATGTGATCAAGATCGTATCGATCTGTCCTCTGTCCAAGGATTTTGAGTTCGACGGAACGATGTACTCATCGTTCTACTTGTTGAACAAGAACCGTGGACGTGAGATGATTGGTGGTGCACGTATCTTGGTCAAGGACGAGCATCCTGAGTGGCATCTGTTTGCTATTTGCACAAACGGGGAGACTCAAGCTACCACACATCTTGATGTGATAGTTTCACGACGCCCTGAGAGTGCAAAGAAGCACCATTTGTGGATTGAGTACACAGGTGTGCATTATCAACAACATCAGAAGAAGGACACGTCTGTTGATTGGAATCGTCCGGTGTATGACATGCGAGACTTTCCTGTCTTGCACAAATAGATATTCAACACGCAGAGTCTGAAGAAGGAGAATCCACAACAAGTTCAACCTCAAATTCAAAAAATCATTGTATGTCTGGTGTTTTGGAATCATTTGCTGGTAGTAGTTGTAGTAGTAGCGTAATAGTAGTGTAGTAGAGTAATAGTAGTAGTAGGTCTTTGTATGGTAATTCAAAGTAAGTCTTTTTAACTTTTAGAGTCTTTTTTAGAGTCTTTTTTAGCGTCTTTTGGCTTGCATAGCAAGCATTTGATGCTTCTTGCAACACCACTTTGCACCTCCGCCATTCATTGGTATTTTGACGCCTTGATCATTACGTCTCCAATTCATTGCTGGATTAGATTCGTATGTGTACGGTTCATCTTCATCTTCACCATCTGGACGACCAAGAGGTTTCGCATATCTCTGCTTCCATTCATTGGGATTGGCAATAGCAATTTTAGCTTGTTTCTGAGTGGCTTGCGCTAAAGCAATCTTACCTTTACGAGCTTCTGAAACAGGACGTTCATCCTTTGGAAGTGTCATTTTAGCATGTTGAGTGCACAATGCTCCAATTTTAGCGGCACGACTACATTGACCTTTTGATCCATTCTTCTTAGTGACTTGGGCTGTACATTGAGACATTGTTGATTCCGCTAGAGGTAGTGTATATAAATACACTAGAATATATTTATTTTCTAAAAGATTCTCATAAATATCTAAAAGGCTCTCAAATTTATATATTTATCTATATAACGAATGTCAAAATCTTGTAGATATAAATTTAAATCATTTCGAAATTTCTCATCCAATGAATTATCTATATTACTATTGATTGTTAAGCTTTCCAAATCAATTAGGTATATTTTCTCTGTTCTTTTATCATATAAAACATTACCAAAATGTAAATCATTATGATAAATTTGATTATCATTCAATGTTTCAAT